AAAGGATGGATGCATTAACTTGTTAAATGTTTATGATAATGTTCTCGACGATCATGTAACAGAATTTGTTCAGTTACAGATGAAAGACGTTTCTTGGAAATATGATTATTTTTCTAAAAAGGGAAGTCCCAATAAGCACTGGCATATTTTTTGTGGACATAATCCGAAGGAAGTTGTTGACAATGGATACGAGTGGGTACAACCTATTTGGGACACTGCAAAGTATAAATTTGATTTTAAAGAAAAATATGGATTGGATGATTATGTTCGTATATACATGAATGCTCATACACATGGTATAGAACCTCATATGCATCAGGACGATGGTGATTTTACTATGATTTATTATCCACGATGCGATTGGCAAAAACTTTGGGGAGGTGGAACTATTGTAGATGGCACTTTTGTAGAATATAAAGGAAATAGATTAGTAGTATTTGATGCTAATTTATGGCATCAAGCACAATCAGTATCCAGACAATGTTATGAATTGAGGACTTGCATAGTGTTCAAATGTAATAAGAACTACATCGATGTATGAACTAAAAGACTATCTCAAGGCAATTAATTACACAAAAGAAGATCTGTTGGACTCAGAAGATGAACAGTGGGAAAAACGATATCCACCTTATATTGTAAATAAATGTCTTGCACCATTTACAGACACTATACTATTAGTTAATGAATTAAACCAACATCATCAATTAGATAAGAAACTCCAATTTGACTATTTACTAAATAGTTTAAGACCAAGGAATAGATTTGCTCCTTGGATGAAGGCGAAGAAATTGGATGATCTAGAATATGTTAAAGAGTTTTATGGATATAGTAACGAAAAAGCAAGGATCGCTCTTGATATTCTAGACACTAAACAGATTTCCGCTATAAAAAACAAATTAAAAAAAGGTGGAAGAGATGGAAGAGGTTAATTGGACTCAGGAGCAGATGTTAGAAATTACTCTGAAAGAACCAGATGATTTTTTAAAAGTACGAGAGACTCTATCTCGTATAGGTGTTGCTTCTAGAAAAGAAAGAAAATTATATCAGTCTTGTCATATACTACATAAGCAGGGACGGTATTTTATTGTGCATTTTAAAGAGTTATTCGCATTAGATGGAAAACATACTAATCTATCAGAGAATGATATTGCTCGGAGAAACACTATCACGAATTTGTTGAAAGATTGGGGATTAGTTGAGGTATTAGGGGAAGCAGAACCTGTTGCTCCATTAAGTCAAATCAAGGTTTTATCTTACAGTGAAAAGGAAGATTGGACACTGGAAACAAAGTATAATATAGGTAAGAAAAAAGAGGCGTAATGGAAATAAAATTTATGTTCTGGGTATCCATCATTACAGTAACACTTGGTATGATAGGTCTTAATGTTGCCTCGGTGTTATCGTAATGGAAAGTTTTATACGATTTTTTACTGAAGAAAAGAAACCATATAGGATTATTTGTTTTTATCATGCAGATGATGTTTTACAGGATCAACCAGTAAATAATCATCTTGGAATGATGGAAGTTATGAATAAAGGTTCAAAAAAATCTGGAGTGGAAATTCATTTTGCAGATTATGTGGGAAGTTATTTGTCTGAAAAGAATGGTAAAACAATTCTACATTCTTTGGTCATAGATGAAAAGAATGGACATTATATTAAACCAGACTTAAAAACGAAAGAAACAAATTATCTAACTACTGAACTTGACCAAGAAAATGATATTATATTATACAGAGATTTACCAACTAGAAATCCAAAAAGAAGGTGGGGAGATTTAATTAAAGAATTAGAGCTCAAAAATTTTACAATTATTAATCCTATGGAATGTTATGATATTTGTGCAAGTAAATATTTAACTGATGTTTTCTTGAAAGAACATAATTTACGAACACCCAAAACAACTTATATAACTCATATCTCAGATTCAGAAAGAGCATTTAACTCATTAAATACTAAATTTCCAGTTGTGTTAAAAGCATCAGCAGGATCTCAAACTGGAATTGGTGTTGTGATATTAGAAAGTATGAGGTCTTTAGATGCGACAGTGCAAATGTGCCAATATATTGATGTTCCTATGGTTGTGCAAGAATATATAAAAATTGACTATGATGTTAGAGTTATAGTTTTAGATGGTAAAGTAGTAGGCGCAATGAAAAGAAAGGTCATGACTGATGACTTTAGAAGTAATGTATCTTTAGGTGCAGAATCAGAAATGATAAAATTAACGGATATAGAAGAGAGAGATTCAATTACAGCTGCTTCTGCCGTTAAAGGTAGATTAGTGGGTGTTGATTTTCTACCAGCAAAAGATAGACCATATATTCTTGAAGTAAATGCAACCCCAGGTTTTACTGGTATAGAAGAAATCCATAATGGACTTGTTGCAGAAATAATGACGTATTTTAAAAATCGTGACAATTGGAACCTTGACAAATCTACTGAAGTGTGATATAACTATATTATGAGTTTTTATACAAATGTCCTTCAATGGGGCAACTATCTCCTTGTTCGTGAAGTTAAAAACGGACAACGGCAAAATTCCAGAATAAAGTATTCACCTACTCTATTTTCTCCTGTCAAACAGCATACTGGTTATAAGACATTAGAAGGGCAACATGTTTTGCCTCAGATGTTTGATACTATGAAGGAAGCAAAACAATGGGTCGAAGATCATAAGAATCAACCTAACCTTGTATATGGTCATACCCAGTATTCTTATTGTTATATATCAGATAATTATAAGGGAACTGTTGATTGGAATATGAATGAACTTCTTATAGCAACAATTGATATTGAGGTTCAGTGTGAGAATGGATTTCCAAACCCATTTATGGCAGAAGAGGAACTTTTGTCCATTACAATTAAAAATCAACAAACTAAACGAATTATGGTTTGGGGGATTGGTAAGTTTAAAACTGATCGTAAAGATGTAACATATGTTGAGTGCGAAAGTGAAGTGCATTTATTAAAAGAGTTTCTTATATTTTGGGAGAAGCATTTTCCAGATGTGATAACAGGATGGAATACAGAGTTTTTTGACATACCGTACATCTGCAATCGTATTAAAAGGTTATTTGGTGAAGATGAATTAAAACGGTTATCTCCTTGGGGTGGTGTATTTGAGAAGAAGGTATATCAGCACGGAAGAAACCACCAGACTTATAGTATACAGGGAATCTCTGCTTTAGATTATTATGACTTGTATCGTAAATTCACATATACAAGTCAGGAATCTTACAGATTAGACCATATTGCTAAAGTAGAATTGGGTGAAAGTAAGGCAGGAAATCCTTTTGACACATTTCGTGAGTGGTATACCAAGGATTTTCAGTCTTTCATCGAATACAATATACAAGATGTTGAAATTGTAGATCGTTTAGAAGACAAGATGAAATTAATCGAACTATGTTTGACTATGGCATATGAAGGTAAAGTCAACTATCCAGATGTTCTTGGGTCAGTTCGGTACTGGGATGTCCTAATATATAATTACCTACGAGAGAAAAATATTGTCATACCACAAAAGATACCGCAAGAAAAAATAGAGCAATTTGAAGGTGCTTATGTTAAAGATCCACAAGTGGGTATGCATAAATGGATCATGTCATTTGACCTCAATAGTTTGTACCCCCACCTCATCATGCAATACAATATTTCACCAGAGACATTAATACCTAACTGCAAGAAGGAAGATGGTCTGGTTGATAAAATTTTAGATGGTAAAGTAAAAAATGAAACTGATCATTGTATGACTCCGAATGGAGCATTTTTTAGAAAAGATAAAAGAGGGTTCCTACCAGAACTAATGGAGAAAATTTATGATGATCGTGTTACGTATAAAAAACTTCTTTTGGAGACTCAACAGAAATATGAGGATACAGGTGACAAAAGTCTTCTCAAGGATATATCAAAGTATAATAACATTCAGATGGCAAAGAAAATATCCCTTAATAGTGCGTATGGTGCTATTGGGAATAATTGGTTTAGGTATTTCGATTTGTTGGTTGCTACAGCAATTACAACGTCTGGCCAGTTATCTATACGATGGATTGAAAAAGCACTTAATAAATATCTCAACAATGTTTTGGAAACAGAAGGAGAAGATTATGTCATTGCATCAGATACGGATTCGGTTTACATCACTTTTGAATCTCTGGTTAGCAAAGTCTTTGGTGAATCACCAGAAACTAGCAAAGTGGTCAAATTCTTGGATAAAGTGGCAACTGATAAGTTGGAACCATTTATTAATAAGTCTTATAAATCTCTTGCTGAACTTATGGGAGCTTATGAACAAAAAATGGTCATGGATAGAGAAATTATTGCCGACAAAGGAATCTGGACAGCAAAAAAACGATACATCCTCAACGTCCACGACAGTGAAGGAGTCCGATACAAAGAACCCAGACTAAAGATTATGGGCATTGAAGCGGTTAAGTCGAGCACTCCTGCTCCTTGCCGAGCAAAAATTAAAGAAGCATTAGACATCATTATGAATGGTAATGAGAAGGAACTTAATACTTTTATACAGGGGTTTCGAGAAGAATTTATGGAATTACCTCCAGAGGAGATTGCTTATCCTAGAAGTTGTAATGGATTAGCAAGATGGACTACAGACCACAATCTTTTTAGAAAGGGAGCCCCCATCCATGTTAAAGGTGGAATTTTATATAACCATCTTCTTAAAAAAAATAATTTGGAAAACAAATACCCCAGTATACAAA